ATATGTTATAATAGAACTACATTATAAAAGGAGGTTTTTTTTCATATGGCGAGAAAAAATAGGTACGCGAAAGTATACGCGCAAGAACTAAAACGAATAGAAAAGCAAGTGAATAAATTGCTTGCACGAGGTTATGCAATATCCATTGATATTCCAAAAGCAAAACAGCAGCCTACAAAAGCAGATGTTCAGCGGCTGAAAAAAATAACGCCGGACACCATACAAAAAACGTCTGAATCTTTAATAACAGGCAGCGGTTATAAGTCAAAAAGACGAAAAGCAAAAAAGAAAAGAGATCGGGTAGCATACAAGTCAAAAAGACGTAAAGCAAAAAATAAAAGAGAAATTATAGCAGATTATCCCTCTAGTGCAGATATCATTATAGAGAATTTTATAAATACAACCTATACATACTTTCCGGTAGCTGAGCGCATGTGCCGACAATGGCTAGAAAATAGCCTAAAGAAAAACGGAAAAGAAGCAACAGCAGAAGCATTAGCGTCTGTTCCGTGGCTGACTATTCACGAAAGCTATGACGCAGAAAAAAATGGAGGACAGGCAATTGTACCCGAGTTTTTATCCGAACTATCGGATAATCTAGGGCTTTCCCGTGCGCAGCAAAAAGAGTTTTTAGATTCATTTGACTATGAAAACGGCTGGGGAGAATATTAAATGTTTCACGTGAAACATTCTGAGAGGTTTCACAATGTCAAAAAAATCAGCGAAAAAACCCGTTATAATAGCGGCAGATTTTGAAACAACTGTATATGCCGGGCAGACATCAACCGAAGTTTGGAGCGCTGCATGGATAGAATTATTTACAGAGCAACCACACTTGCGCGGCAACATAGAAGATTTTTTGAACGATATTTTTAACTTGAACAAAAATGTTTTATGCTATTTTCACAATCTGCGTTTTGATGGGGCTTTTATTGTGTATTGGCTGTTAAAGAACGGTTATACATGGAATAACGCACGCAATAAAGACATGAACGCAAAAGAGTTTAAAGCCCTGATTTCCGATACAAATAAATGGTATACCGTCACAGTTAAACCGAAATTTGACACAGTGATTGAGTTTAGGGACAGTGTAAAACTGATGCCTATGACATTAGCTCAAATTGGCTCGGCTTTTAATACGCAGCATAGAAAGTTGGAAATGGAATATGTTGGATTGCGCCATGCAAACTGTGAGATAACATCAGAAGAATATGCTTATATTATCAATGATATCTACGTTTTGAAAGAAGCATTGGAAGTTATGATAAAAAGCGGGCACGACAAATTAACTATAGGCTCGTGCTGCATGGATGAGTTTAAAAACAAATTTGATGCTATGGACTTTAACGCAGCTTTTCCGAATTTAAAAGACATAGCATTGATAAAATATGAGCGCGGCAGTGATAATGTTGATGAATATATTCGAAAAGCTTATAAAGGAGGTTATTGCTATTACAAATACAAAGAAAGAAAGCACATTGCACAGAATGGCATGACGTTTGATGTTAATTCCTTATATCCTAGTGTTATGCACAGTAAAAGCGGGAATTATTATCCAACTGGTAAACCAATATTTTTTGAAAAAGAAATACCCTATAAATGCTTAGAGACAAGTGTTTATCCGTTTTATGTGCGGCTGCGTTGCCGTTTTAAGTTAAAGGAAGGTTACTTGCCAACAGTACAAATAAAAGGAGATTATAGATATAACTCTACTCAATGGCTGGAAACTTCTGATATCTATTACCGCGGGAAATATTATAGATATTTTACAAACAAAGACGGACAAACGGAAGAAGCAAAACCGGAGCTAACTCTTTTTATGACGGACTATATTCTTTTATTGGAACACTATGAAGTGTATGACTTAGAAATTTTAGACGGTTGTTATTTTCATGGGGCAATCGGTCTGTTTGACACTTATATAAACCACTACATGAAAATTAAAATGACTACAAAAGACAAGGGAGAACGCACGGAAGCAAAATTGTTTCTGAATAATCTATACGGACGGCTTGCTATAAATGATAACAGTTCTTACCGTGAGCCGTTCATTGACCCTGAAACAGATTCCATAGGATTCGAATTGCACCCGGAGCATGAAAAAGACACGCTATATATTGCAGCAGGGGCAGCAGTGACAGCATACGCGCGATATTTTACCATAACGCATGCGCAGGCGAATTATGAAAACTTTGTATACAGTGACACAGATTCTATTCATATGCTCGACGATGGGAAGCCAGTAAAAATGATAAAAGAACACGCTACAGAGCTATTGCACTGGAAGCGGGAAAGTGATTGGTCTAGTGCTATATTTATAAGACAAAAGACCTATGCTGAGTTTGTGCAAAAAGAGGACGGCAAAAAGGTATCGGGACACTGGGAAATAAAGTGTGCGGGGATGCCGGAAAAATCAAAAAATCTGTTTTTGGCAACGCACCCGATAACGGATTTTAAGATCGGCTTAAAAGTGGGAGGTAAATTAAAACCAAAATATATAAGCGGCGGGATGGTGTTGGTTGAAGATTTTTACACTTTACGTGCAAAAAGGTGTTGACGTTTTACGTAGTTTGTGATACTATAATAATGTAATAAAAATAAAACACAAAAAAGAAAGGAGCAGTAAAATGAGAAAAGGAGACGGAGACGCAAGAACACGGTTTTTCACTCGTACAGTGACTACAACCATTATCAAGGTTGCACGGTTTGCAGATGGCAAGGTAGATGCCTTTCCTGATATCATTGTTCCGGTTAGAGTTAGCTCTAATACGGCAATTACGAGGGAAATCAACAAAGCATACCCTGATACAAAAGGGTTGTTTTGCGTAAACACAGAATACAAAGAAGAGTTAAGACGCTTGAGCGTTGAAGATTTTTTGAAGTATTCCGAAGTTGTAACAGTTGACGAAGCAGAAAAAGCAGAATAAGAAAGGATAGATTCATTATGATTAACACCGTAACAGACAAGAAATTATTATACAGCCTTTCCCAGAACAGCGAGGGTTTAACAGATCACGTTGGAGAAGATATGTTGGTGGTAGGTGTGGCTCAGTGGGAAACCACTAGAAAGTCAACAGGTGATGAATGCGTGTGCACTGGTTTTGTACTTGAGGATGGTCGCTGCATCACAACCTTATCCCCTACTGTTGCAGAGTGCATGATGGCACTATCACAGTTTGTCGGAGCACCCGCACCAGATAATCCCCTCACATTAAGGGCGGAATACCGTAAATCAAACAATAAAAATGAGTTTTTAACGGTTGTTCTTGTTTAACAGGGCAGCATAAAAAAAGAGGAACATCTGTTCCTCTTTTTATTGGAAAGGGGCAATATGGAGAAGCATTACAGACTAGACAATTTATTAAAAACAAAAGACCTTGACGGAAACACCCCTGACATTTTTATTATAACAGGTTCAAAAGGCGGCGGAAAATCTTTTGCTGTGAAAGAATATTTAATCAATGAATTCTTGCATATAAGTAAAAAGTTTATCTGTCTAGTTCGAAAAAAAGATGAATTAAACAGTTATATTCCAGCATTTTGGGCGGATGTAAAAAATAAATTCCCGAACACTGATTTATATTCAGTATCAAGCGGTTCTGGTAAATTCGCAGAAGTTTTTATAAAAACAGAAGCTTTCGAAATTTCTTGCGGTTATGTGCTTGCGCTGAGCATGGTCGATAAAGTAAAGCGAATATCTACGTTTTTTAATGATGCCGACAATATTTTTCTTGACGAGTTCCAAAGCGAAACGGGGGACTACTGCGCAGACGAGATTACGAAGTTTTTTGCAATCAATGATGCAGTCGGAAGAGGGTTTGAGCAAATAACCAGAAAACTTACCTATTTTTTAGTTAGTAACATGGTATCTTTATTGAATCCGTATTTTGTCGCATTAGGGATTCATAAGCGCTGGCAATCTGGTATTCATTTCATGCGCGGGCACGGCTGGGTGATGGAGGTTTACAGAAATAAATATGTAGCGGAGGAAAAGCAGCAAAGCGGATTTTATCGTGCGTTTTCCGATGCGTCCTATTTTAACTATAGTCTTGACAATATCTTTTTGCTGGATAATGTGCAATTTATTGCAAAACAGAATCTTGCGGGTGCAAGGTATTTAATGACAATAAAACACAATGGTCTTTTTTATGGGTTGTGGATGTTGCAAAATGGAAGATATTATATATCGTTAAAAGCAGACAGAAATTTTCACAGACTTTTTGCCATATCCACAAAAGATCACGATGAAAACACCTGTTTGACAGGTGCAATATCGGCGCAAGTGTCGATGTGTAGGAAACAATTCAATGCCGGGAATTTTCGTTTTGAATCTCAGGAATGCAAAAATATTGGTATGGATTTTTTGGGAATTAGGGCTTGACATTGCCGCAACAGCAGGATATAATAAAACCATAGAGGGAGAACTTACAGCATAGGCAGGAAATCCCCGTGTAAATTCGGCTTGTCTGTGTGGCGCATCGGATTATGCGCGTGTTTTCCCTTACTTATAAAACCGCACGGGGAGAAAGGAAAAAAATGAAACGGGAGGATTTATTAACAAAGGCGCGATTGATCGCGCGGATTGATTCCCCAGAAGAGGGTGCGCTGGATGAATCCGCAATTTTAAATTTGATTGCGGAGATTGCAGACGAAAACGACCGTCTGGAAACAGAAGTGGCAGACGTGAAAAAACAGTATGCAGACGCTTTTCTTTCCGGTTCGGAAAAAGAAAAGGACAAAGAAGAAGTGGAGGAAAAAGAGGAAATCAAAACAGAAGATTTTCTTGATCTGTAAAAAGGAGGTAAATTTTATGGCAGTAAAAGGAGTTTTAAAAAATGTACCTTTAGCATTACAGAGCTTTAGAGACAGCTTGAAAGGTACAGAATGGGAGGGTTTACTTCCCGAAGTTACAAATACAAACATTAAGGAGTTTGGCAGTGTCATGATGCAGTACCAGCCGATCATGAACCGTTTTATGAACCAGCTCGTAAATGTTTGGGCGCTGCAGAAAATCGACAAAATGTATTTTACTTCTCCGTTCGCGTTCGCGAAAAGGGGTATGCTTGAGTACGGGGAAACCATTGAAAGCGTGTGGGTAAAGATCGCAGCTGCTCACTCGTTCTGCTCGGATACTGACCCGTGGGCAATGTTAAAGCAGGAAAAGCCTGATATTGCGGTTGCTTTTATGAACCGAAACCGGGAAGAGTTTTTCAAAAAGACAGTGAACCGGGAAATGCTGCGTAGCGCATTTTACAGCGCGCAGGGGCTGGGGAACTTTGTTGATCGCGTGATTGACAGTATGTACACCGGAAACGAAGTTTCCGAAATGCTGTATGCGATGGGTGCAATCGCGTCCGCTCTTGATAACGGTTTTGTCAAGCTCGTGCATGTGACAGACCCGATTGACGAGCAGACCGCAAAAGATTTTCTTACAACAATGCGTGTAGTTTCAAATAACCTGTTATTCCCGTCTGAAAACTACAACGCAGCAGGTGTTTTAAATACGACAGCCAGAGAAAGCCAGCGTGTATTTATTACACCTAAAGCGGATGCCGTAACCTCGGTACAGGCACTAGCCTATGCGTTCCATATGGACGAAGCGCAGATTCTGGGAAGAATCACAGTCATCCCGGAAATTACTAATCATCCGGAAATTGTTGCAATTGTCGCGGATGACGAGTGGCTAAATATTTACGATCAGCTATTTGAAACATCCGAGTTTTTTAACGGTGAAAAGCTGTACTGGAATTACTGGTTACACGTATGGCAGATCTACTTTACCAGCCCATTTCACAATGCAGTTGCACTTACCACAGATCAGGTTCAGAGCTACACAGCTGTGACGATCACAGGCGCGGAGTCAATTGCAAAAGGCGCACAGAGTAAATACACAGCAGCTACCACCCCTGTTAATGGCGGAGTGATTTTTTCCTTAGAGGGTGCGAATGCCACCAGCACAAGGATTGTTGCGAGCGACAGCAAGAGCGCAACAATCGAAGTAAGCCCGAATGAAACGGCAAAAACCTTGACGCTGAAAGCGGTTGTCGCAGGACAGACAAGCGTACAGACAACAAAAGCTGTGACGGTCACAGGCTAAAGATTTTATAAAAGGGAACGGAAACGTTCCCTTTTTTTTCAAAAGGAGGTTTAAAAGTGGCACTAGAAACAGTATACGCAATGCAATCGAATGAATTGATGATATGCGCAGACGTTCCTCTTGACGCTTCACAGGTTCGGCAGCTATCTTTTGCAGATAAGAACGAACAATATAATTATTTTCGTTCAAAAGCAATTCGAATTTTTAATGATTTTAAATACATCCGGGAGCATCGTGGTGTAAAAGTCCCGGTAAACGCGGAGGAAATAGGTAACGCGTGTTACTTATGTTTTAAAAATCAGGCAAGCGGGAAATGGTATTATGCTTTTGTAACACAGGTTATTTATATCAACCCGGAAACGTCGTTATTGAATTTTGAAATAGACGTATACCAGACGTTTTTGTTTGACATGGTTATAAGAGACTGTGACATCAGCCGGGAACATGTTGCGAATGATGATTTTAAAACAAACACAGTACAAGAGCCTGTTGATGTTGGGGATTATGTGATTGCACATGAAGAAACCTTTGATCTTGACATACTGGATGAGGATACAGATTATCAATTCGTTATTATTTCCGCAATAGACATTCTAGCTGACCCCGGCACACTGGAAGAGCCAAAAGTCACAGGAGCGAAAGGCGGAATGTACGCTGGTTTGCCGTCCGGTGCTAGAGCGTACTTAGTAAGTCCTAGGCGTGGAACTAGTTCCATTGCATCTGTAATGGATTCACTTTCCGCGTTTCCATGGGTATCACAAAGCATATTGGCAATTTACGCCGTGACATCCTATAATATAGGTGGAGCAGTAACCGTGGAGCAGTCAGCTATGGGATTTTCGGTTGGTGTAATTGCAGATAGTTCTGCGCCGTCTGTAATTCCCGTGGGTGGTGTGCTTGCAAACTGGCTATCGAAATTCCCGGCATATAAAAATAAAAAAATGTACACGTCACAATTTTCTTTTATTGAGGTAGTGCTACCGAATGGAGCGAGAACCGTATTAAAGCCAGAATTTTTACCAGACGGCATACCGTCTGTGAAAGTAGTTGGCACGCTTATTCCAGCTCCAAACTTATATCTATACACGGAAAACTATTGTGGTGCGGAATCGGATTTCCTCTTAAACGCAAACAATATAAGCGGTTTTCCGTGCTTCCCGGTACAGAATAACACATACCCTTTACAGACCGCACAGGCAGAAGCTACAAACACTCTTGTGCACTCACAAAACCGTTCGAATATTTTTTGGGACACAGTTGGAAACGTGGCGCAAGCTGTTTTTACAGGTGACCCGTTGAACGTGCTTTCCACCGGAATAGATGCCTACAAAAATGTGCGTTCTGAACTTCAAAGTTCCGAAAGAGACAGACAGCGAATCGGACAGATGCAGACAAACGTTAGTTTGACAGGCGCAAGTGGCGGAGGGCTTGCAACCTTTATTGCTTCTAAAAAACTGGAAATTTTGTACAGATGGTGGACAGTAAAACCTGAGTTTGCAGAAAAGATCGAACAGTTTTTTGATGTTTACGGATACAAGGTTAGCCGTTTTGGTGTTCCGAACTTAAACAGCAGACCGCGATACAATTATATAAAATGTAATAATGTAAATATCTATGGCAATATTCCGAATGAGTTTATGCAGCCATTACGAAATATGTTTATAAACGGCTTTACGTTGTGGCATGACAAAAACAATGTTGGAACATACGGAAACAATCAAAAGTAAAAAGGAGGAAGAAAAAATGGGAAGAACAGGTTTTTCAACCGACCCGCTGGGGTTGTGCGGGATCGGTTATGATGGTAAGATCGTTCGAAAATTCGATGAGGGTGTAACGTTCGATCACTTTGTATGCCAGCTGTATTTATTAGCAATCAATCGTTACACATGGACAGGACTTCCAGACACGGTCAGCGCCCGCGCATTGGAACAGGCTTTAATTTTTAACGGCGCAGTTTGCTTTTTTAAGGATGACGTAATGGGGTATCTGTGTTTACCTTGTGCAAAAGCTGGCAGCTTTAACATTTATAACATACCAACAACCCGCTATATTAACACAGCCAGCGGATACCATCACAAGGCGACCGAAAAAGACAGCGCTATTATTTTTAACGATCAGACTTTCCGACCGTTCATGCCAGAGATTTATTATTTCGCTAAGAAATTTACAGCGATTGAAAAGGCAAAAGACGTTAACACACGTTTGCAATTGAAACCGAAAGGAGTATTTGTAAATAAGGACAACGTAAACAGCGCGAAACGCGCAATCAACGAAGCAGAGGACGGGAAACCGTTTGTTCTTGTGGACGATACAGACGGTTTTTCCGCAGACACGAAAGGAGTTCTTGACCTTTCCGTTCCGTGTATCCTTGAACAGCTGGAAAAAGAAAAAAACTGCATATGGTCTGAGTATTTAACGCGTTTAGGTTATAACAACCTTAACATTTACAAAAAGGAACGTCTGGTGGAATCCGAAGCAGAAGCGAATGAAGAACATATTCTTGCGCTTAGGGACGGTGGGTTGTTTATGCGCAGGGAAGCAATAAAGAAAATTAAAAGACTATTCCCAGATTTATCTGAAATTCGTGTAGACTTTAATCCTAACTGTAACCGCTTAAGTCTGGGAACGCAAGAAATCGCTGGAATTGATAGCACGGAATCAAAGACCAGTCCTGAGATTGTAGACGAACCGGAGGTGACTATAAATGAGTAACCACACAACAACTTTAAGGAATATAATATACCATTATTCGCAGGACAATAACCCGCTGCACCCAGAGGAAGAAAAACGGTATGCGTTTATCCGGTTTGAAGATGAAATTGGTGTTATGGAGCGAATCGAAAAAGCACGTTCTAAGATGCTGTATAACACAAACAAATTTTTCAATGAAGAATTCAGAAACGCTTTTTTCCAACAGTTTTGCGTTGACAATATGATGCGGGAAATTGAATACGAAACAACGGAATATTTTATTCTGAAATTTAATCAGAACGTGTCGCGCTGGCTGCCTGTATACAATAAACTTTATGAAACGAGTTTGTTGGAGCTGGACAAACTAAAGAGCTACAGCCGGGAAAGCGCGCGGACAGGTAACAGAAAGACAAGCGCAAGAGGGAAAAGCGCAAGCGAAAGCAACAACAAAAATGTTTTCAATGACACGCCGGAAAATAGCTTGACAAATTCGGATTATGCAACTACAATAACAGTAGACGAGGGCAGCGGGAACGGAACGACATCTTCAAACGGAAAAGAGGTGTATTCAGAAAAGTTTAATGAAAGCGGGTACAATGTGCCACAAGCGGAACTGATTATGAAATACCGGGAGACGCTTATGGACATAGTAGGGCAATTTTCCGACACAGTTTCCCGTACTCTTTTCTTAAAAATCTATTAAAAGGAGGTAAAAGATGGATAAAAAATTACCGGAAAAGCTATGCTTTAATAATGCGTATCTGTCACTGCCGTCTGAATGGGATGCTTCAATTAGCCAGCTGGAAATGATGCAGAAGATTGCATACAATATCAATCAGATCATTCAGTTTTTGACTGACTTAGAAACGAATTACCAGAACTATACAGACACAAAAGTGGCAGAGTTGAAAGCAGAGCTTTTGAAAACTCTAGCGCAGACAGTTGAAACCTTACGTACCTACATTGACACTCAAGACGTTTATTACTGGGCAGAGCATACAAAAGACATTAAACGACTTGAAGCATTGATCGCAGAATTGCGTGAATATGTTGATGATGTAAAGCTTACACATGAAAAAGACGTGGCGCAGCTGAATGGTAAAATTGACGAGACAAAAGCCTATCTGGAACAGTACACAGACTTCGCAGTTGAGCGTCTGAAAGAGTGGGTAGAAGAACAGCTGGAAAAGCTGCGGTTGGAAATTGATGAAGTAAACGAAGATGGATTCCGAATTTTTGACCCGACAACCGGATACCGGGACAGAGTTGGAAACACTGTAAACAATGTGTACGATGTTTTAAGGGTTCGGGCAATCACTTGCGGTCAATTTGATGCGTGGTTTCCAGCTTTTAACAAGGACTGCGAAGATTTTAAAGCATTGTATATCCGCGCTGGTGTGTTCGATGCTGAAAGTTATTGCAAAATGTATGGGGCTTTTGATGAAAGCGTCAACAGTCCGGGGAGTGGCGATATAATTTCCCATGCCAGAGCACTTGACGAAGTTATGCAGGTGGACGCAGAATTGCACCTTACCGCGCAGGAATTTGACACTGTTATGGCAGAAACTTGTCAGGCAATCAAAGCAAAAAATAAGGATGCGTTGTGGTGGGATACCGAAAACGCGACTTTCTACGATACGTATAATGTGGGGAATGGTTTAGGTGTACGGACGGTTGGAAGAAGTGCGCATGGGTTTATTAAAAAATGCGTAACGAGTATAACACCACCAGAAAAGCCAACAGCTGAAACATACCCCTATACGTGGACGGCAGTAGTTGGATTCAACGTAGAAATCACTAATGATAATGAGTGGCACGCGTGGCTGTGCATAGAGACAAACAGCAGTAATGGTATTTATTATTATCAAGCAGAAAATAAATATAAAAACGGATTGCCAACAGTTATTCAGTTCCGTTTTAATGTTTACGGTTTAGCCGCACCCGGAGAAACATCCTCTCTTGATAATTTTGCTTTTGCATCCATTAGAAGTGTTTTATGTTGCGAAAACGCTTTACTAAAGGAGTTACCAGTTAAAAAGGAGGTACAATAAATGTTTACACGTCACACAAGGTTTTTTAATTTCGGAATGTACCAGAAAAAAGATGCTGTTGACATCATGGGAGATTGGAACGAAAACAACAAAAAGATTGATGCAGCCTTACAATCGCTGAAAGGTAAAACATCCGGCGTAAAAAACGAAATGGCAACAGTCCAGACAGAGATCACAAACATGACCGAAGAAAATGAAACATTAAAAAACACAATTACATTATCGCAGGGTAAATTACTGGCTGTGCTGCCCGCACTGAATGTTTTGACACAGGTTGCCAGTGGGGCAGAAGAAAAAGCAGCAAAAGCGGTTACGGATATTGACAATTCAAAAAGTTTAGTAACCGCAGCTGAAGAAGCAGTTAAAATTGCGAACGATGCAAACAGCGCGAACGCTGAAAAGATCACAAATTTACAAGAAAGGATTGCAGCTTTAGAGACTGCATAAAAAGGAGGTAAAAAAATGAGTAGCACAAACAAAACAGCCAATTTTAAATTATCCCAGTTTATCGGGACAGACAAGCCAACCTTTCTGGGAGACTATAACAACGACATGGAGATAATTGACGGTGCTTTATTTACTGCTAGTCAGACAGCGGAGGAAGCAGTTAACGATGTGGAAACTGTAAAGAGCGCGCAGGCAGAGCTGAAAGCCGTTCATGAGGATACCAAAAAACAGGTCGCACAGCTGAAAGAAACTGCGGACGGTATGACCGGAGACGTTACGGCAGCGCAGGAAGCAGCAAACAGCGCAGAGCAGAAAGCAACCGCCGCACAGACGGCAGCAACCGATGTTGTAAACGCTGCGAATGCAGCCAGTGCAAACGCTACAAAAGCAAAGCAGACGGCGGACGGAAACAAAACGACACTGGAAGAACTTGATAGAAGAGTTACCGCGCTGGAGGGAGCGCCGAAAGAACAGATCATCAAGCTTGGGACAGGCGCATCATTCAATGTTTCCACTTATGACGGGTATCAAAACTTTACAAAAGACAATTTTTTAGTTGTATGCGACAGGGTTTCCGTAACAAACAATTTTACCGAAAACGACGCATATAACGGCAATGTACCAATTAACAACGCAATTGACGTTAAATACACTGCATCCAATGGCAGCGTAACCATTACAGGCATTACAGGTTCAGGACACGCAAAACAGTCTGGCAACAATGGAGTAATTACTACATTAAACGTCACTGTTACTGTATATCTTGTAATTAAATGATATCCGGCAACAGGTGGATAACGCTTGCCGAAGCGTTAGAAAATGCCCGCGAGGTTTACGACTACCTTGCGGGCAGCACCGTAACAGGCAGATGGACGTCTTATGCAGTTTGCGCGATGCTGGGGAACATGTGGACAGAATCACACGTCAATCCGGGAATCTGGCAGAACTTGGATGCGGGAAACACAGATCTAGGTTTTGGACTTGTCCAGTGGACACCAGCAACAAAACTTTTTAGCTGGCTGGATGAAAACGGATATGCACACGACAGCGGAACAGGACAGTTAGAGCGTATAAAGTGGGAGGTTGCAAACAAAAAACAATGGGCTGCGACTTCAAAATATCCATACAGCTTTTACGAGTTTACGCAATGGCAGACAGGCGAGAGCGTGGAAGCAATGATAAAAATGTTAGCTGACATGTTTTTGCGAAACTACGAACGTCCAAAAAATCTAAACCAGCCTAACAGAGGGGAAATGGGATGGTATTTTTGGCAAAAGCTCTATAACGGGGAGGACATCGACCCAAAGCCAGACCCGCCACCCGAACCACCTGAACCACCCGACCCTGACCCGCCGATCGTTCCTGAAGCACCGGAATATTTATTCAATGTGCAGGAAATGTTTTTACCGTCAAACGGGGACAGACTTATCAGTCCTATTTTCTTTAACAAAACACAAATACATTATAACGGAATTTTCTTATATGTTAATGACAGTATGTATATGAAATTATCCGAAAATGTATATAAATTAGTACACGGAGGTGCAAAATTATGACAGTTATTCCCTATTTATCTATCACAGTTATTTGTTACGGTTTGGTAGAGGTTGCCAAACGCACACAGCTTGTAAAAGACAACTGGCTGCCTGTTTTGTCTGTTTTAATTGGCTGTGTGTGCGGAGTTGTTACGATTGTGACCGGAATTGATATTGGAGCTACTAACGTGCTGGATGCTGTTGCAATTTCCATTGCCAGCGGGTTGTCCGCAGTTGGTATCAATCAGATTCCAAAACAGCTTACAAAAGAGGACTAATCATGATTGAGTCTATTATAACGGCTAGTTGTAGTTTGGCATCTGCGTTGCTTGTCGCAATTATGAATAATTCGTTAATAAAATATCGTTTAGATGCTTTAGAGAAACGAATGGACAGGCATTCAGGCATGGATGACAGACTGATCGTAATTGAAACAAAAGTCAACGATATTACGAACAGGGTAAAAGAACTAGAAAGGAGATCAGAGCATGAGTAAAATCATAGACGTGTCAAAATGGAATTATCCGATAGACTGGGACGCTGTTGTCAAGTCGGGTATTACTGGTGTTATTGTTCGCGCGGGGAGCGGAGTGACAGAAGATGAACGAATGAAATACTTTGCAACTGAGGTTGTAAAGCGTGAGCTTGATCTGGGGTTTTACTGGTTTGTGTATATTCATTCCGGCAGGACGATTGCAGCAAATTGCATCAAGTTTGAACAGACAATCAGACCGTACAAAGATAAAATCAATCTGGGGGTTTGGTGCGACTTCGAATATGATACAGAAGAAAAGCTGTCTAGATATGACAAGAACACATTGACGCGCATTTCCAGAAGCACGCTGATTACTAACTTTTGTCAGACAATGAACTTTTACGGGTATAAATGCGGGTACTATGCTAACCGGGATTATCTAATAAACCACTTGCTACACAGCAAACTAAAAGATTTTCCTTTGTGGTATGCAAGATATACTACAAAAGAGGACGAGTATAGTAAAAATGCTACGTTGTGGCAGTATACTAGCAGCGGTAAGATCGGAGGTAAAAATTTCGATATGTCAAAAAAGATGGATGCGGAAAAATTCTATCCGGGTATTGGTCTGGTGGCTGCGTTGAACACGGTCGGAATTGATAGCAGTTTCGCGCACCGGAAAGAAATTGCAGTAGCAAACGGGATTGAAAATTATACCGGAACGGCTGAGCAGAACACGGAAGTAGTTGTGTTGCTTGCGAAAGGGATGCTTAGGAAAGAGTCCGTTTAAACGGACTCTTTATCGTTGATTAACTCTTCAATTTTTATATTTAACTTTTCAAGCTCATTATCAATATGAACTTTATTGCTTTTATACATCTCGGTATCAAGCTGTTTTATCGCTAACCTATATTTCCTTGCGCCGCTGATTCTGGCATATTCAGCCACCAGATGCTCGTATTTCGCGTCAATAATCTGTTCCTGTTCAATACGCTGTGCTAAACTTTCAGACATTTTTTCTTGCCCTCCTTATAAACGAAAAGCCTATTTTATGTAGGCTCTTCATTGATTATATTATCTAATAGACCTAACAATACTCCAATGCGCTCTTCTAATTTCTCAAGCTGCTTTTCAATTTCCTCTTTATTGTTTTTATATACCTCTGCGTCAAACCATTTTAACACTTTAATATACTCTATTGATGCTTTAACGTTTGCCAACTCATTCACTAGGTTTTCGTACTTTTTCATTTTC